AATACAATAATTCTACTTTAGAAAAACTATTGACAAGAAATACTAGTGAGACTAATACTAATACTAATACTAATGAGACTAATACTAATACTAATATTAATGAAAAATACAAAATGTATTATTTGTTATATGTATTAAATTTAATACTACATTTAAAAGAAAAAAAAATGAAGAATATAATAAAAGAAGAACTAAAAAATTACTCAAACAGCAGTTTAAATAATCAAAATGTTGGTGATTTTAATATAACAACGGAAACAATTAATTGTATGTGCGGAAGTGATACTTCAAAAAAAATACAAAATTTAGATTTATTTGTTGTTAGAAAATCTAACAAAAATAATAAAAAAATACTTCCACAAAAAAGGGAATAATTTTTTTATAATTATATATTAATTAGAAAGATATAATTATAATGATTAATATTAAAAATAATAAATATAAACATTTAACAAGAGCAAAAAAAATATTACCAAAAACATTTAAAAAAATACCAATAAAAGCGCGTTTATATAGACAGAATCAAAGAACAAGTCGTAAATTTAACAAACTTAAATGTTCGCCATATCAAACAAAAAATATAGATCAAGAGTTAAAAGATTTTACTTGCTATTCGAGGAGTAATTTACAATTATTCAAAAATGTATGGAATGCTAATAACAGTGACAAAATAGTGACAAATAATAGCAAAGAAATATGGGAATATTTTAAGAACAAACTTGATAAACAATGTTATAACGAATTATGCTGGTTAGAACATACTCCATTAAATAAAGTTAATAATAGTGAATTATTAGTAAAAGAAATATTTAAACCTTTTTCTCCTGAAAGGTGGACTACAAAACCAAATACTTGGTTATCAAGTGTTGATATAATAAAAATAATGAAGCAATATGAAAAATCAAATAAGAATTTTAAGTTTATAGGACCATCGCCAATAGATTTTGACTCCAAAGAGTTGTTTTCAACTTGTGTATGGGAGCAATTATGTAATTTCAATTTAGAGGAACATATAAAAAATAAAATTAGTAAAATAGGTATAGTATTTAATACTGATCCACATAATAAACCCGGACAACATTGGATAGCATTGTTTTTGGATATAGATAAAAAATTTATTTTTTATTTTGATAGTAATGGAAGTAAAACACCAAAGCAAATAAAAGTTTTAATTGAGAGAATAGTAAATCAAGCACACAATTTAAATATTAAATTAATAGTTGATAATAATGAAGGTTTTACACATCAATATGGAGATGGACAATGTGGAATGTATACATTATATTTTATAATAGAATTATTGCAAGAAAATAAAACATATAATTATTTTAAAACTACACGCATTACAGACGGGACTATGAGAGAATATAGGAAAAAATATTACAATGAGGCAAATATAAGATTGAGTTCGCTATTTAATGATTAATGTTTTATTTGCTCGTGCTCTTCGTGCTCTGCCATTAAATGCGGACTATTAGTTTTTTTTACATTTTTATTCACAGTTTCTAATTTAGTTAATATATATTCTCCACAAGGACCGCAATTGTCTTAATTTGCCAAATCTATTTTTTTGTTTAATTTAATAGCACATCGTTCTTGTTGGTGTTTTGAAAAATTACTTACACTGTTTGAAGCACATTTTACAATTAACAATTTATAAGTATGATTATAAAAGTTGCACTATTTTATCATAATATGCTTTGCTAATTTCGCATCCTTTAAAGTTGCGTTTAGTGTTTTTAGACGCTAGTGCCGTAGTTCCTGACCCCAAAAATGTATCTAATACTATATCGCCTTCTTTTGAATGTTTTTTTATGAGTTCTTCAAACAGTGCCAAACTTTTTTGTGTAGGATGAAACCTATTTTTTCCGCCTTGTAATGGGTAATGATATATTCCGTTGTCATACGCACTGTTAAATGTTGGACAACCATCTTTAACGCCTAATAGCGCAATCTCTCTACAATTTGTTAAATAATTTACTTTACTATTTCTTGGTTGTGGATTTGTTTTGATCCATTCAATAAATCTAATTTGTTTGAAATTATATTTTTCTAGCAAATCCTTTAGGTTTGTGATTTTCCATAAGTCAAAGAACATTATTAATGTTCCTCCTTTTTTTAATACTTTATAATAAAGTTCAATGAATTTTTCTAAAATAGTCAAAGTAAAATCACTATCCCAATTTCCATAATCAGTTTTAACACAATATTTTTTTCCATATAGCGAACCATATTTTATATAATTGTTTTTTTGCGAATCATCTTCAATAGCGTTTTGCTCTTTATAATTGAGCCATTGCTCTTCTGACTTAACTTCGTTAATATTGTTTTCTTCATTATATTTAACATTATTATAATGTTTATCTAGACCACTTGTTTTAGATATAATATATGGTGGGTCTGTTAATATTAAATCAATAGAGTTGGGGTCTAATGTTTTCAAGTATTCGAGTCCGCACATATTTTCAACACTAATAGAAGGATTAGTAATGCTTTTATTAATAACTTGAAGTTCGAGTAATTTAATTAACGCGTCTTTGCTCTTTGATTTATAATTTGTAATTCCTTGTTGCTCGCATTGTACCATAAGCTGTGCTTTTGTTAATTTTGCTAACTCCATAACTTGCTATAATGCTATACATAATATAACATATTAATTATTCAATTTTTAAATTTTTTATAATTACTATGTTATATTAATTATAAAAAATTTTTAATTCCTACGTCTGTGTCTTGTAATTCTTTTTCCACGACTATGTTTCTTTATAAAACCCTTTCTTCTGGTTTTTATTGCTTTATAGTATTTGCCTTGGCCACGTGGGGCAACATCGAGCAACTGTAATATTGAATTTATCTTATAATCGTCTTGCTGTTTTTTGATAAGTTTAAGTTGGTTTTGCTTGTATTCTTCAAGTTTTTTTGCCTCATATTCTTGCTGCCGTTGTCTAGCATTTTCTCTCATTACTCTCATAAAGTAGTCAGAACTTGGGCTGGACGATCGCCCCATCGCACTAGGGTAGGTGTATGCGCGCGAAGTCATTGTTTTATATATTAAAAAAATAAAAAAAAAAATGAAAAAATCACTAAATATAAAAGTATTATGTTAGCTAATTATATATTAGATTATATACATATTTATTCTAAAAGTATTAAGCAAAATCGCGTTCCCATATTTCGCGTTTTGGTGCCATTCTTCCTAGCTCCCAGTCTGGGTTTGCGTTCATAGCTTTAAGAAGTCCATCATAATCTATATCTGGTTGTGAAGTCATTTTATTTAACAACATAATATTATAATCATAAGCAAATTGAGTATATTTTCTATCTTTTGTATACTCAGCAGTCTGGCTAGCATTTCCTCTAATATTTCGGCTAGCATTTCTTTTTAAATTTTTTAAATTTGTTAATCCCTTGTCTAATAGTGCAAGCAAGTTTTTATTAATAGCCAGTGCCAATTTTAAATGCCGTTTATATTCTTGTTTGGCCTTGTCTTGAAAATCATATAAACTAATTCTAACTCCCCTGTCATTAAAGGTTGTATCTGCTCTTGTAGTTGGCAAGCATTTAGAAGCACCAATTCCTCGTCCTTTTCTTTTTGAACATAATTTACTTCTTATTTTACTTAAAGTAGCACGTTTTCCATTTTTTTTTGTTTTCCGCATTATATATAAATATACTAAAGATATATTTTTTATCACGCTATATAAAATATGGATTTTTATACTCGCTTGTTTTGGATGTTTTTCTTAGTCTTTGTTATTTTATCTGGTTATTTACTTTGCTGTACCAAGAAAACTGATATATTTTATTTTCAAATAGCTTCTGGAATTGGAATGTTTGTTACAAGCAAAATTGGAAGAAGTTTTTTAGGAATAACTAAAAAGTAGATTACTATATATAATTATAATTATATAATAATAATAATAATTATAATTTTATAATATATATGAAGTTTGTTAAAAAGGATATTTATAACGTCTTATTTATAGCATTTGTGTTTATTAGTATTATTTTAAGTTTCAAAACTTTTAATAATTTTATGAACGCATATATAAATGGCGAACCTCCACCTAAGCGATTGGTTGAAAGAACATTAGATAGTTATTTTTTAAAATGATTTGTTCCATAATTTATTTAAACTCCAAATAGGAGTGCGTTTATTTAGTGCCCAACGCGAAAAACGATTCACATAATGGCGACAATCATTAATACCTAATATATATTTTTTTTGTAGAGTTTTTTCAAATTCAATGACTTCTGTCAATGTTTTGCTAGTTTCGCCCCAATAAATAGTTTTATTATCCAAAGTTTCGGGAATATAAAATCTATATAGTTTGTCAATAAATCTAACTTCTTTATTTAAAACTTGATTAATAGTACTACTAGTAGTACTTATACTATTTATTGTCTTAAATTCACATATACTTGGTTCGCAAAAAGGTCTGTAATCATATCTTATAATAGTATCTTCATTTTTAAAACTAATTCCAATATGATATAAATTTAATTCATTGTTAAATTTTTCTAAATGTAAATGAACAAGTGTTTTTGGATTATTTGTTGGTACAATATACGAAAATAATGTTTGAATAAGTAATAATAAAACAAACATATTTAACTAATATATGATAATATAAAAATAGATTTATAATAAAAATAGATTTATAATAAAAATAAATTTATAATATAAATCTAAAAATATGTTTATATATAAAGGATGCAAATTTGCTTAATATGTTTAGAGGAGTCTAACAATTTAAATGCTATAACCCATTGTGGAGTTTATTATGTTCATAGTAAATGTTATAGTCAATGGTTAATTAACAATAATACTTGTATTGTATGTAGGAAATCTTTAACAGATGAAGCAACTAATTTACCTGAACCAACCAATAATGATAGTACACTAACATCCATAAGGTTTGCTGTAGCCAATATTATAATTATTACATTTATATTAACACTGACAATATTAACATTATATATTTTTGTAACTTGCGATTTAAAAAAAACATATTGTAAATTATTTTAACTATTGAAAGTTAAAATAATTATTAAAGGTTTAAATTAAGTTAAAACTAATATGTTTAAATACTATAAAATTATATTATGTCTAATATATTACTAAGCGAACAAAATAAAGAACTTTTATGGAATATATTGTCTAGCAATAAAGCGTTTGCTAATATTCCTGAGTCAAAATTTTCAAATGTAAAGGCTATTTTTGAACGTAATATAAGTAAAATATTTAATGAAAACAAAGAAATTATTATTACCAATTATAAAACAGGTGACTCTAAAAATATAATTATGCAATTAAATAAAATCATTTTACAAAATATTATGTTGGATATTAATAATTTTAAGAAGTCATTATTAATACCTATTGATATAAAAGATATTTACAAAAATGAGAAATCGGAAGAATTTGAAAAAGAGTTATTGGAGAAAAAAGTGTCTTTTACCAATTTAATTAGTAAAAAAGTTCCTGAAGCAATTGATTTTAGTGATACAAAAGACACACCTTTAGAAAATAATAATATGAATGAATTACTTGAGAGAATACAAAGAGAAAGAAATAATGATCTTCCGTTAGCTATTCTTAGTGTTCCAAATACAAATACAAATACAAATACAAATACAAATACAAATACAAATACAAATACAAATACAAATACAAATACAAATAAATTAGAAGTAGTAGATCTAAATAAGTTAGATGCTCCTTTAATTTTTGAAGAAAATGTAAATATGCTAGAAAAAGAAGATGAAACTACTAGTACTAAAACTAAAATATTAAATATAGAAGATTTAATAAATAGTTTCTCAAGTGCAACAGAACTTACTAAAGAAAATACTAAAGAAAATACTAAAGAAAATACTAAAGAAAAAAGTAATCTAAAAAAATTCACAAGTAATGAAAATAATAGCGAACTCAATTTAAATCTAAATATTAAGTTAGATTTTTTAAATAAACAAATGGAAAAAGTTTTGTATAATCAAAAATTAATTATGACTAAATTAAGTATTTGACAACAATCATAAAAAAATCTATATTTTTTGAAATCTATGGGTTCCATCATCAAGTTTTACTAATTTACCTAAAAGCAATAATTCTTGTTTCAAATAACTATCATAATCAAATAATTCTTTGGTAACCTTATTATAAGCATATTTATTACCATTTATAACTAACTCATTTAATTTTAATACTTCTGTTTTCTTGTTTAATTTCATGCCCTCATCTTTATCTTGTGCGTCTATATTTGGAGTGTATATATATTTAGTTTCACTTGGATTACCTATTACAAAACATTTAACATCTTTTTCTTGACTAGTTGATCGTGTATGAATACTACAATCTATTGCTGACTCTTTAACACCCTGTAATAATGAAGCATTTATTTCCTCTTTAATGCTAGATATTTCATATAAATATTCATCACTTGTTATGACCTTCTTTTTATCTATTTTTGAAATATCTTTTAATCGTAATTCAATTGACAAATCACTTGATAATTGTGCTTCACTGAAAACCATTAAATATAAAAATACATTTACTGTTTGCAATTCTTTTGGCAAATCACTATGACTGCAAATACGACGTGCGCGACCAATAACTTGATGAATTCTTACTGGATGCCAATATGGTTCTGTAATATGGACGTAGCGCACATTTTTTAAACTAATGCCTTCAGCACCAGATGAAGTAATCATTAAAACTTTAATAATTTGACCATAAAAGTTATCTGGTGCTAATGTTTGAATGGATTTTACTATTGATGAAGGGACTAATTTCCAATTACTATTTAATACATTTTTAATAATTTCGCGTTCTTCAGGAGTTTCTGAACCTGTATATGCCGCATACATTGGTTTACCCATATTTTCTTCACCTACATTTAGCATATATTCTCCTTTGTCATTTTTCTTTAATTTAAATTCTACAAAATTATTTTGTTTTAAAACCAACTTAAAAATACCTATGCCCTCTAATGTTTTAAATTGTGAATACAATAAATGAATACCTTTATGGTCGTCGTCTATAATATTTTCTAATATATGTAAAAATTTAGGACTATGAATTTGTAATCCTTCTTTAGATAAATATTTGTGTGAATATTTTTCTAATTCTTTTAATGCTTCACTAATGCGTTTGCTATAACTACCATCATTTATTTTTGGATTTGTTAAATCTTTTTCCAACTCTTTTATATCATCGGCATCATATTTACCATCTACATTATCTAATTTTTCATGAATAGTTAAGTCATCTAATAATTCTTCTGAAATATTTTTACTAATGTTATCGCTATCATCTTCTTCACCAATATTTTCTAAGGTGGCTTCTATTGTTGCTTCTTCATTTGGCATAGGACGCTTAATATGTGGTTTGGGAAATACAAAATTACAAAATGCACGAGAAAATATGCGATATGTTGAGGTGCTATCACTGTATAATTCGTCTCCTTGTGCGCCGCTTTTGGTTTTCTTGGATTTTTTCTTTTTATTTGATTCTTCTAATTTACGTTCTTGAATACGTGCCTCTTCATAAACACCAAATTGGAAATCACTCATATGGACTTTAACTATTCTAAAATCATCAGGATTTTTATGATCGTACCTAGGCATTAATTGTTCTTGAGCACTTCTAAAATAAGAGGTTAGTCCAATTATGCGCATTTTAAACATTGAAGGGTTATTTATTGTATTATTTGGATTAATAAAGAGCGCTTTAAAATCGTCGAAATTATCCGGAAGTGCTTTATAATTATTAATATTTATTTTTTTATTTACTATTTTGAGAGATTGTGATTCAAGCGCAAACATTATTTTTTCTATAAATTCTTCGCTTGTTAAAACGTCGCTAGTATAAACTAATTTATTTTTATTGGCCGCAGATTTAACGTAACCAAATGGGTTTTGAGTAATAGTAACTTCATAACTTACTGAATTATATTCAATAGAATCAAGAAAATTCAAAATATTGGCTTTATAAAATAGTTCTTCTAATTTTTCTTTATTCATTGTAACTTTGTCTAATAATAATTTAAAATTGTAACTTCTTAAAGAACCGCGTAATATATTGAATAATATAGCTATTTCATTTGGATAATTAATAATTGGTGTTCCTGTTAATAATATAATTTTGCAATTTTCAGCATCCATCAAATAATTATATAATTTCATTGATAAGGAGGTTTTCCGAGTTAATTTATTAACTATTCGACTAATGAAATTATGTGCTTCATCTATTATTATTACTTTATTAGAAAATGGATTGATTGTACCTCCGTTTGTCATACCATTTAAGTGAGAACTGCGAAGACCATTATAACTTATAAATTGGTATTTATAATTAATCATTTTATCTAATTGCGCGTTAATTTTTTTCTGGTCTTCAAAGTCGAGCGAATCATAATTAGGTTCTTTTTTAACATTAATAAACCAAGCACCGCCATTGGTATTAATATATTCTTGTGGCAGTTTTAATAGAGTGCTTAAATATTCTAAATATTGGGGATGTGTTTTTGTATTAATGAATTCCCAGTATTGATTTTTTTTGTATAAATAGTCTCCGCATTTTTTAAGTTCTTCTACATAGTTATCTCTCAATGATGCCGGTGTCATAATAAGAATTTTCTTGTCATTTTTAATGCCTTCGGCTATAGCAATTGAAGAGCAAGTCTTGCCCGAACCTAAACCATGATATAATAATAATCCTCTATAAGGTGTATAAATATTTATATAATCTCTCACGATTTTCTGATGAATTAAGAGTGAAAAGTTATTGCTTTCACTTGTTAAGCAACTAATGGATGTTTTGCCTAATTCCATTTCTTTTTCTTCTTTTAATAATTCTTGCTTATAAGGTTCAAATAAAGAATTAATAAAACTAATGAAGATCTCTCTATTATACAAATAATAATTGGGTGCTTTTATTAAAATATTGGGTTCTAACTTAGGTATTCTATTTATATATAGGGTTCTACCTATGCGAAGATCTTTTGGAATTTCTAGGGTTTCGTCTATTGTTTCACCTTTTATTTTTTTTGACTTAGATTTGGTTGGATCTATAGGATCTGGAATACTTGGTTTAGGTTTCGGTGTCAATCTTTCTTTAGAAGGCAGTTTTACGTTTGCTTTTTTCATAGTTTCATCATTTGGTTCTTTTATAGTTATTTTTTCTTTTGTTTTCATTATTTGTGTTAAAGTATTTTCTGGACCCAATATTTTTTTTGATTTTGTGCCAGAGTTTGGTTCTTGTAAAATAGCATCTTTAATAGATGTTTCCGCAATAGTTGTTTTTTTCATTTTTTCATAATCTTTTTGTACGACTCCTAAATTTTCTCGGAGTTCATCAAAAAATTGCTGCCTATTTATTAGTTGTTCGCCAGTTTTATCAATAATATTAGGAGCAACACCCTCAGTTGGTATTTGTATCATAACTTGGAATTGTTGCGGTTTTTTTGGTATTGGTTTTATTTTTAATCGTTCAAGAGTTTCATTTATCATTATTATATATAATTAAATAATATATAATAATAAGTATTTTTAATATTTTACTTAATGTTAAATGTATTTTATAAAAAATTGCTTTGTAACTATTTAAATAAAGTATTATATAATTATAGTATAAATGAATAAATTAATAGATAAATTATTCCCTATTATGCCGACAAAAAAAGAATATACAGAACAAAACAAATTATATGAATTAAATAAAGAAGCAAACAAAATTTTCAGAAATAAATTAAACACACTATTACAACTACATAAAATGGCTTCATATAATACAGGAATGAAAGTGCCTGAAAATCCTATGAAAACATATTATGAATTGTGTTATGGAGATACTAATTATATTGGATTAGGTTTATATAACGTTGGTTCCAAAGAACATCCCATACTTGTAAATAGTAATGATCCGCGCGTGTGTTGATTATTCAAACTGGAAAAAACATTTTTGTAAGAGTAGTTTCTACACAGAATGCTCTATGAATAAATATTGAAATTACTAATAATATAAAAAATATTAAAAACACATTACTTTTCAAATAAATATTTATAATATAAGCAGCAACAAATGTTAATACTGTATCAACCAGAGCAATATTAAAAAATCTCAATGAATGACCTCCTTCTCCTACTTTACCAAATATATCTCTATATTTACATAA